TCCGTTTTTTTCGTCCGGGTTGGCCGGGTCGAGCCGTGATGTGAAGCGATGAAATGCGATGCCCGCTGATTCCCGCCGCCCGGGCCGCCATTTGGGCCGATCCGAAGCGGCGCTCGAGGCGTCGCTGCGCGACCGCCCGGACATCACCAAGGCGGCCCGGACGGCGCTACGGGTGCAGGCCCACGCCCTCGACATGGCCGAGGATGCCCACGACCCCGAACTGGTTAACACCGTCAACGGCGGTTACCTGGACATGCTCAAGGCGAACGGGCTGACAAGTGACCGTCCTGAGCCCGTCGACGCGTTCGAGCAACTCCTGGCCGACCTCGGCCGGCCCGCCGCCAGCCCTAGCAACGCCCCGCAGCCCTGACCGGCTGACGTTCGGGCCGGCGGTCGCCAAGATGGCGGCGGCGTCAGGGAAACCGTTCATGCCGTGGCAGCACTACGTCGGCGACGTGCTCGGCGAGGTCGACGCCGACGGCCGCTACTGCTACAAGTTCGGGATCATCACCGTCCCGCGCCAGTCGGGGAAAACAACCTACGACGGGGCGCTGATGGACCATCGAGCGCTGGTCATTCCCCGCGCCCGGGTGTGGTTCACGATGCAGTCCGGTAAGGACGCCGTCGATTGGCTGCTCAACGAGCACTGGCCGATCGTGGCCGGGTTCGGCCGGGAGGTGCAGCTGCGCCGGGCGGCCGGCTCGGAGCACATCCGCTGGCGGCGCTCGTCCGGGCTGATCCGGCCGTTCCCGCCGACGCCCGACGGCCTGCACTCCAAAATCAGTGACCTGGTGGTGGTCGACGAGTGCTGGGCTTTTGATCTGCAGCGGGGCCGGGACATCGACCAGGCGATCGTGCCGACCCAGGCCACCCGACCGAACGCCCAGGTGGTGAAAGTGTCCACCGCTGGTGACGCCACGTCGACGTGGTGGCTGGGCACCGTCGAGCAGGGCCGGGCGGCCGCCCGAGATGGTCGTACGTCGGGGATCGCCTATTTCGAGTGGGCCTGCCCTGACCATCTCGACCCAACCGATCCGGTCTCATGGCCGTTGTATCATCCCGCCTTCGGGTTGACGATCGGCGCCGACGCCATGCAGGCGGCGCTCGACATTCTCGGACCGGACGAGTTCGCCCGGGCCTACGGCAACCGTTGGGTGTCCACCACCGCCCGGGTCATCCCCTTGAGCGCTTGGAGGGCGGCCGCCGACCCCGAGGCCGTCCTGCCCGACCCTGGGGGCCTGTCGTTGGCTTTTGACGTGGCCGTCGACCGGTCGGACGCGGCGGTCGTGGCCGGCTGGCGCGACGAGGCCGGGGTGGCGCATGTTGAGGTGGCCGACTGCCGGCCCGGGGTGGGGTGGCTTCCCGGCCGGCTCGGCGAGCTGGTCGAGCGGTGGCAGCCCCGCTCGGTCGGCTACGACGCCGCCGGTCCGGCGTTGGACGTCGCCGACGCCGCCACCCGGGGCGGGCTCGAGCTGGCCGGCCTGAACGCCCGCGACTACGCGGCGGCGTGCGCCAGTCTGCTGGAGGGCCTGGTCGCGGATCCGCCCCTGGTCCGCTACCGGCCCCACCCGTCGTTGGACGCGGCCGCCAACGACGCCGCCCGCCGCCAGCTCGGCGACGCCTGGGCGTGGGGCCGCCGCCAGTCGGCCGGCAGCCTGGCCTGTCTCACCGCGGCCACGGTCTCGGTATGGGCGTTCGATCACGCCCCCGCCGCCCTCGGCGATTTCCGGATTATGTGACCAGTTATCGGGAACAGCGTCCCTGACCTGCACCCCTACCGGCGGGTAGCATCCGGGGGCAGTGTCCATGACGTTGGCGACCCCGTGGAGTGTCGGCCGCCAGGTGACCGTCCGCGACGCATCGGGCGGGATCTTCCCGCCGCCCGGCGGGCTGGTCGGCTCGGGTGTACCCGGCCCGTACGTGTACGACGCCAGCTCCGCGCGGCGGGTGCCGGCCGTGGCCCGCTGCCTGCAGGTCTACTCCGGGCTGTGCAAACAGATGCACATGGACGCCTGGCGGGGCGCGGACATCCTGCCCCGCCCCCGGCTGCTCGACCGGCCCGACCCGACCCGGGCCCGCTCCTGGTACGTGCACGTCAACGTCGAGGACTACCTGCTCGAAGGGAACGCCATCAGCCTGATCACCGGCAGGGGTGTCGACGGGTGGCCGCTGAGCGTGCAGTGGGTGCCGGCCGCCTGGGTGTACATCGTGTGGACCATCGGCATGCCCCGCCCCGACTATTACTTGCTCGGCCAGCCCCTCAACTTCGACGACGTCATCCACGTCCGCCGCGGCGCCGACCGGTTCCTGCCCGTCCGCGGCGTTGGCGTGGTCGAAGAGTTCCTGGGGACGCTCGACCGGGTCGCCTCCGAGGAGGCGTACGAACGGTCGACGCTGGCCGGCGCGGCGGTGCCGAGCGTGGCGATCATCACCCCGCAGGCCACGTTTACCCAGGACGTGGCCGACCAGGCCAAAGCGGACTGGATGGACAAGTTCGCCGGCGCCCAGCGGCTGCCGGCCATCCTGCCGAACGGCACCCAGGTGATCCCGCTGGCGTGGTCGCCGTCGGACACCCAGCTGGTCGAGGCCCGCAAGATGAGCCTTACCGATGTGGCCAATGCCTTCAATATCGACTCTTACTGGGTGGGCGCCCCGGTGTCGGGCATGACCTACCGGACGGCCGCCCCCCAATACCAGCAGGTGCTGTTGACGTCGCTGGAGCCGGTGCTGGCCGATTTCGAGCAGGTCTGGTCCGACGCCTGGCTGCCCCGCGGCACCAACGTGCAATTCGGCCGCGACAAACTCCTCCGCGAGGATCTGCCGACCACGTCGACGGCCATGTCCACCCTGGTCGGCGCCGGTATCGCCTCGCCCGCCGAGGTCCGCTCCTATCTGATGGGTAACCCGTTGGACCTGTCCGGGCCGGCGCCCAGCCCGCCCAAACCCCCGCCGCCGCCGGTCGCGCCTGTTCCGGCAGCGGCGGGGGGCAACCAACCCCCGCAGGAGGTGCCGGCCAGATGATCGCCGCCACGACCGAACGGTCGGTGTTCGAGTTCCGCCACGACGCGGTCGAGTCGGTCGGCCGGTTCACCCGCCTCGAAGGGCGGGCGGTGCCGTATAACACGTGGGCGAACGTCGGCCCCTACCTGGAGCAGTTCAAGCCGGGGGCGTTCGCCAAATCGATCCGCGAGACGGCGGCGGCGCTGCCGCTGATGCTGTTCCACGGCCGCGACGATCTGTGGCCGATCGGGCTCGCCACCCGCTGGCAGTCGAAGGACGACGGCCTGTACGGCTCCTGGCAGCTGAACGACAGCCCGAACGCCCAGCGGGCCGCGGCCATGGCCAAATCCGGCGAACTCGGGTTCCTGTCGATCGGGTTCGTCGACGTCCGCTCTGTGCCGGAACTGGCCGGCGACTACAACCCGGATTTGGGCGAGGACCACATGGACCGCATCACCCGCATCGAGGCCCGCCTGGTCGAAACCAGCATCGTGCCCACCCCGGCCTACGCGGACGCCCAGGTGACATTGGTCCGCGACTACCGCCGGAAGGTGGCCCAGTCCCGGCTGCACGCCTATCGCCAGGTGTGGCAGGCCGAGCGGGCTAACCTTCCCGGCTGAGGACCGCCGGACCCGCGCCGCACCGCCGCCGGACCCACGCCGAGCCCCCACGGGCTCACCTGGGCACCACGGGACAGGGGCACCCGAGGCACCACCGTCTGCCAAGGATCAACCCGTCCGAAACGAGGTGCCCGAATGTCCAACGCCGTACTCGACCGTCTGCTCGTCCAACGCCAGGAGCAGATCACCTTCATCGACCAGACCCTCGACCGCGTCGAAAATGAGGGCCGGGATCTGGTCGACGCCGAAACCGCCAACCTGGACGCCGCCCGCCAGCGCATCGGCGAACTGAACGCCCAGATCGGCCCGCTCGAGGAGTTCGAAAAACTCCGCAGCTCGCACGAAGCCGCAGTAGGCGCCCTGCCCCGCCCACAAGGTTTGGCGGCCGGGCCCCGCAAGGTCGGCGGCAACGACCAGACCCCGCAGTACCGCTCGGCCGGCGAGTACGTGGTCGACCTGATCAAAGCCCGCGGCATCCACTCCGACCCCGACCCGGCCGCCCTGGCCCGCATCACCCAGATGCGCGTCGTCGCCGACCAGAAAACCACCGACACCACCGGCATCCTGCCCACCCCGATCGTCGGCCAGGTCGTCAACCTCATCGACGCCAACCGACCGCTGATCTCGAGCCTGGGCGCCAAACCTTTGGCCGGTATCCCCGGTTCTACGTTTTCTCGCCCGAAGATCACCCAGCACACCACCGTTGGCGTCCAGTCGGGCGAGAAAACGCAGCTGTCGTCGCAGAAGATGACGATTAGCCCGGTGTCCTTCACGAAGGCCACCTACGGCGGCACCGTCGACATCTCCCGCCAGGACATCGACTGGACCTCGCCGGGGGCGTGGGACATCCTCATCCGGGACCTGGCCAACGTGTACGCGGTGCAAACCGAGACCGCGGTGGCCGCCGCCTTCAAAGCCGCCTCCACCGCCACCGCCGTGGTGGTCGCCACCAACGACCTCAAAGGCTGGACGCTGGCCCTCTACACCGCGGCCATGCACGCCTACCAGGCGTCGTTCATGATGCCCGACCGGATCTGGTGTTCCCTCGACGTGTGGGCCGCCCTCGGGTCGCTGGTCGACGTGGCCCGCATCGTGCTACCCCAGGACACCACCGCCGAGATGGGCGCCCCCGGCACCTCCGAGCTGGCCTCTTTCCGCGGCGACCTGCTCGGCGTGCCCCGCATCGTCGTGCCCACCTTCGCGGCCGGTACCTGTTTCGTCGGCAATTCCAGCCTGTACGAGGTGTACGAGGAGATCATCGGGCTGCTGTCGGTGATCGAACCGTCGATCCTGGGCGTGCAGGTGGCCTACGGCGGCTACGTCGCCTTCGGCACCCTGTCCGCCACCGGCATCGTCGGGCTGACCGCCCCCGCCGGCATGCCTACCGCGTTGGATCTGCCGCCGGTCGACGCCAACTTGGAAGAGGAAGCGAACGACAAACCGAAGGCCGGCAAGTAGGTCCGGTGGCCTGGTCGATCAAACCAGCCGGCTCCTGGGGAGTGGCGACCACCACCTCCCCGGGCACCGAGCTCGCCGCCGCCCTGGCCAAGCCAGGGTCGTGGGGGTACCACCCTGGCTCGAACACCCTGCTGGTCCGCAAAGACCAGTGGGCCAGCCTGCTGGCACTCCCCGAGGTGGACAACATCACCCCCACCTCGGGGACCACCGCCGGTTCCACCGGCGTGACGATCAACGGGTCCGGGCTGATCGGCTCGACCGGCGTCACGTTCGGCGGCACGGCCGCCACCGGGTTCCTGGTCAACTCCGATTCGGTGCTCACCTGTCTCACCCCGGCTAAGAGCGCCGGCCCGGTGAATGTGGTTGTGCTCAATCCCCGCGGCAACGTCACCGTCACCAACGGCTACGCCTATGTCTAACTACGAGATCATGGCCCACCAGGTACTGCTGCCGATCCTGCCCGACGACCCGGTGATCATCCCGGCCGGCTGGGAGCCGATCAGCACCCTCGCCCGCCAGGGCAACAACGCCGTGGTGATGTGCCGGCGGGTGGTCACACCACCGGCCGGCTCGGCGCCGGTTCTCGCCTCGATCACGCCGAACAGCCTGGCGGCCGGGAGCACCCCCACCACTATCGACGTGGCCGGCTCCGGGTTCGACACCAGCTGCACCATCTACGCCGACGCCACACCCCGGGCGACGTTCTATCTCGACGCCACCCACCTGCAGTACACGTCTCGGCCCGACCTCGAGACGTCGGCGTCGACGGTCCAGATCCGAGTGCAAGGCGACGGCGGCACCTCGGGCGCCTTGCCGTTCACGTTCACGTAAAGGCCAGCTAATGGATAACACCCAGTCGATAGTGCTGCTGATAGAGGTCGGGGTTATCGCCCTCGCCGCGTTGTTGCGGATCCTGGGGCAGCGCGGCTGATGGCGTCCTGGCCGAATCTGGCCGAGGTCCGAAAACTTTTGCGTTTGCAGCCCGACGCGACCGAGGACGCCGTCATCCAGACCGCGCTGGCCGCCGCGGTCGACTACGGCACCCGCCGGGTCGGGTTCACCATCACCACCAACCCGGACGGCAGCCTCACTTACGTTCCGGTGTACCCGCCGGACACGACGATCCTGCCGGACGCCGCCCACGAAGCCGCGCTGATTCACGCCGCCCGCCTGTACCGCCGGCGTGATTCCATCGACGGCACTATCGGGTTCGGGGACATGGGCGCCATCCGGGTCGGCCGCACCGACGCCGACGTCGAAGCCCTCTACGCGGCCTGCTCGCGGCTGGTGTTCGGGTGAGCTGGGATCGCGCTGCCGCCGCGACGGCGATCGTCAACACTCTCACCGCGGCGACCGCGGCTGATAGCCCGTCGCCGTCGATCTTCGACCGGCCGCCGGCCACGTTCAACGTGCCCGCCTACATCGTCGCCCACCCCCAAACCGTCGTCTACGGCGGGCCGGCGTTCGGGATCGACCTGGCCACTGTCCCGCTGATCTGCGCGGCCGGGATGGAAGACGTCGACACCGTCGACCAGCTTCTCGACCTGGCCTCCGACAGCCTGCCCGCCGACCCGACGTTGGGCGGCGTGATCCAGAACATCGACGCCACCGAACAAAGAAACTGGCGGGTGATCAACGTGGCCGGCGCCGACTACCTGACCGCCGATCTGATCCTCGAAATCCGAATGTAAGAAGGAGACCCGCCCATGGCTAACACCACCATCGACCCGCCCGAGGAGGTCACCCCGTTCTTTACCGGCGACCCGGTCGCCCCGGTGGCGTCGCCGCTGATCCTCAACGACTGCTATTTCGAGTTGACCGGCGTCAATCTGCGCTGCCTGGTCAAACATCTGGAGGCGGCGTTCCCGGAGAATAAGCCGGTGACCGTTACCACGTTCTGCTCGGAGACCGACTATCCGGGGGTGACCAAATGGCATTTGCGGGTCACGTTCTATCAAAGCTTCGATTCGGGCGCGGTATATCAGACGTTGAACGCCGCCTATAACGCCTATGTGGCCAGCGGGCAGCCGGCCGTCTGGAAGGCCCGCCCATATTCGTCGAGGGCGCAGTCGGCCACCAACCCGGTCATCTCCGGGTACGCCATCCCCCAGCCGTTCGAGCTGATCGTCGGTGACGCCGGCACCGCCGCCGAGGTGGCCATCGACTGGAACCTGACCGCCCCGCCGAACATTGACACCGGCGCCGTGGCCGCCACCGGCGCCACCTCGGGGGCGCCCGGCTATTACACCCCGTCGGGGGCAAACGTGCCCGCCAACCTGGCCGCCCTCACCGGCATCACCGCGTCACCGTCGACGGCGTGGGCGACCGGCCAGTATGTAATCACCGCTGATCTGCTCGCCGCCCACTGGACGTCGTCGGCGTGGGCGGCCGGCAAAGCCTGATGGCCCAAAACCTGGTCGTCATCGGCGGCCTGGCCGCGCTGAAACGGGATCTTAACCGGCTGGCCGCCGACGAGTCCGGACCGCTGTTCAACGCCATGAAACGGGCCGGGTACGCCGCCGTCGAGCCGGTCGTGCCGGCCACCCGAGCCCGGCTGCCAACCGGAGGGTCGGGCCGGCTGGCCGGGTCGCTGCGGGCGTCGGCCTACAAGTCGGGCGCCGCGGTGCGCATGGGTTCCAAATCGGTGCCGTACGCCGGCTGGGTCGAGTTCGGCGGCACCCGCCGCCGACCGCACGACTCGAACCGCCCGTACATCCGGTCGGGTCGGTACCTGTTCCCGGCCGCCGCCGACCTTTCCCCCGCCGCCGCCGCCGCCTACACCCGCGCCCTCGACGAGATGTTCGGCTCTGGGCGGGTATGGACCAACACCACCTCCGACCCGGCCGCCGTCCATGACTGAGACCAACGGGGCGCTCCCGTCGACCATGACCGTGTCGGGGGCGTTCACCCGGCGGATGCCCAGCCAGCGGCTGTGCGACCTGATCGCCCACGCCGAGCCGGCCATGTTGTTCAAAGACGTCATGGAAACCCAGCCGTTCCGGGTGATTGCCTTCCGGGCGCTGTTGCGCGACTTTCCGGCTTATGACACGACCAGCCTGTGGTTGCACGCCTACGACGTGGAGGTGGACGTCGCCGAGGTGGACCCTACCGCCGGCAGCTCGCCGACGGCGTCGCCGCCTTTTGCGGGTACTTCCGGATAACCCCGGCCGAGATGGACGCCCTGGATGACGAAACCTTCGACGCCATGGTCTGCCACATGCAAGCCCAGGCTGAGGCCATAAACCAGGCCAACCGGTCGCGGCGGTAGGACCATGGCCGGCCCGTCGATAGTCGTCCGTATCCTGGGCGACGCCAAAGCGCTCGGCGCCGCCTTTACTGCCAGCTCGAAAACGGCCGAGAGCGCGGCAGCGCGCATGCACGGCGCCTTCTCGTCGGTGCTCGGCACCCTCAACCAGTCCGGGGTGCTCGGCCCGTTCGGCGACTCGTTGGCCTCCGTCGACGCGGCCATGGGCAAAATCGCCGAGCACGGCCGGACCATCGGCACTGTCATGCTCGGCGTGGGCGGTGCGGTGGCCGGCGTCGGCCTGGGGTTACAGGCCCTCGGCTCGAAAGACCAGGCCGCCCACCAGCAGCTACAAGCGGCGGTGGCCGCCACCGGCGCCAGCTACGACGACTACTCGAAACGGGTCGAGGAGGCCATCAAACACCAGGAGCGGTTCGGAGATACCGCCAACCAAACCCAGGACGCCCTCCGGGTCCTGACGCAGGCCACCCACGACCCGACCAAAGCTTTGGACCTGCTGTCCACGGCTACGAACGTGGCCGCCGCCAAACACGAAGACCTGACGTCGGCGGCCACCCAGCTGGGCCGGGTCTACAACGGCAACACCAAACTCCTCAAGGAGTACGGGATCGTCGTCGACAAGCACACCCATCTGACTGCCGCCGGCCAGACCGCCACCGAAGCCCTGGCGAAGGTGACCGCCGGCCAGGCGTCGGCGGCGGCCGACACCTTCAGCGGCAAAATCAAGGCGCTGACCACCTCGGTGGAGGACAGCGCGGCGTCGTTCGGCCAGAAATACGGGCCGGCTATCACCGCCGCCGGGGCGGCCACCACCCTGCTCGGCGGGCTCACCGAAACGGCTGGCGCGGTGATGAGTACGTTCAGGACCACCACCGAGGTGGCCACCGCCGCCACCGCCGCCCAGACGGTCGCCACCGAAGCCCAATCGGTCGCCCTCGAGGGCGAGGCCGCCGCCGCGGTGACCGCCGACGCCGCCTCGCTGCCGCTGATCGCCACCGTCGGCCTGATCGTCCTGGCCGTCGCCGCGTTGGGCGCCGTCGCCTACGTCGTCTACCGCAACTGGAACACCATCTGGACGAACATGAAACGGATCGTCGTGGACGTGTGGGATTGGATCAAAAACAACTGGCCGCTGCTGCTGGCCATCCTCCTCGGCCCGTTCGCCGTCGCCGTGCTAGAGATCACCCGCCACTGGGACGGTTTCGTCGGGTTTTTCACCGCCCTGCCCGGCCGTATCGCCTCGGTGGCGGCGCACATGTGGGATTCGATCGTCGGCGCCTTCAGAACGGTGCTCAACGCCATCATCGACCTGTGGAACCAGCTGCATTTCACGCTGCCGAAGGTCGACATTCTCGGCGTTCATATCGGCGGCGAGACCATCGGCGTCCCCCACATCCCGCACCTGGCCCAAGGCGGGCTCATCACCCAGTCCGGGCTGGTCTACGCCCACGCCGGCGAGGCCATAACCCCCGCCCCGGCGTCCGCCCTCCGAGGCCCGGCCGTCAACATGGAGCACGTCACCTTCTCCACCGAGGTCGACGTCGAAAGCTTCATGCGCAAAACGGCCTGGATGATCCAGACGCAGAGGATCTGAGAAAGGAACCTTTACATGGCCGACAACATCGCCAGCGGGGTAGCCAACAGCGTGCTCGCCCTACTGCTCAACGGCACGGCCTTCGCCGGGTTCGCGGCGACCTACGCGCAACTGCACATCGGCGCGCCCGGGGCGGCCGGCACGGCCAACGTCGCCGGCAACAGCACCCGCCAGGCGGCGGGCGCGTTCGCGACCCCGTCAGGGGGGACCACCAGCAACAGCGGGGCGGTCAACTGGACGAGCGTGTCGACGTCCGAGACCTACACGCACGTCTCGCTGTGGTCGGCCAGCTCGGGCGGCACGTTCATCGCCAGCGGGGCGCTCACCGCCGGGGCGATCCTCGTCGGGCAGAACTTCACGATCCCCGCCGGCGGCATGAGCGTTACCCTACCTGTCGCTTCCTGACCCGTGGCTATCGCGTTTGTTTCCGGGGCGGCGACGGCACCGGGAACGGGCTCCACTTCTGTTGTGATACCTGCCCCGGCCTCTATCGTGGCCGGCAACCTGCTGGTCGCTTTACTGTATGCGGCCAACAGCAGCACTACCGCTTTTGGTGCTCCTGGTGGCTGGACGATCCTGTCGTCCAACATGGCAGGCACCAACGCCGGAGAATCGGCGGTCGCCACCAAAACCGCCACCAGCAGCGAACCCGGCTCTTACACGTTCACCGGCACCGGGTTTATATGCGGGGCTATCATGCAGTTTTCGGGGACGATAGCCCTGGACGGCAGCGTGACGTACAATGCGGTAGCCAGCGCCACCACCGCGTGTACCGCCCCCAGTGTCACCGCCGCCCAAACCGGCGACGGGCTGATTGTCGCCTTCGGCAGCGACGGCGGAAAAACGTTTACTACCCCGGCGGGAATGTCGGCCGGGCCTAACGCCTTCTCGGACCTGAACTGCAGTATCTACGGGTTCTACCAGATTTTGTCGGCGTCGGGGGCGACCGGGGCGGCGTCGTCCACCCAAAGTGCGTCGAAGGCATACACGGGCTGGTCGCTGCTGCTGGCCCCGTCTGTGGTCACCGTCAACGGTACCGCCACCGTCGCGCTCGGTCCGCTGACCGTCGCCGCCCACGCCGCCGCGGCCGGCGGCTGCAGCCGCGGCGCCTGGCTGACGCTCGGCCCGCTGACCATACCGCTCGAAGACCAATCGGCCGGCTACTTCTGCCAGTCACTCGACCTCGGCTACCCGCAAAGCCGCGATGTTGTCAACAACCGGCCCGACCAAGACGGCGCCGACGACCGCACCCAGTACATGGGCTCGCGGGTGGTGACGGCCAACATCACCGCCCTGGCCGGCGCCGGCGCCCGCATCGACGCCGTGGCCGCCTCGTTCGCTCCCTACATGCAGCCCTCAGCCCGGCCGGTCCTCCACTACGTGCTCGACCGGCCGGGCAGCCCCGAGCGGGTTTTGGGTTTACGCGGTCTGGCCTCGTCGTGGCCGATCGCCGGGCCCAGCCAGCGGGACATCCACTTGCAGTGGGTGGCCGCCGACCCGATCGCCCGCGACCCGGCCGTCCAGACGACGACGGCCACCCCGGCGGCGACGGCCGTCATTCTCTCGCCGGGCGACGTCCCGCCGCGCCCGGTGTTTCGCATTACCGGGCCGATCACGGCGCCCGCGATCACGTTGACACCCACGACCGGTGCCGTGTGGAGGCTCGCCTTCCTCTCATCGTTCGCGGTGGCGGCGGGACACTTTGTGGCGATCGACACCGCGGCGCGCACCGTCTATCTCGACGGCGACCCCGCCCAGCCGCGTCTGGCCTCTTTGGACTGGACGGTCAGCTCCTGGCAGTGGCTACCCGTGGCCCCGGCCACCTCGACTATGGCGCTAACGGGGACGGGGACGACCGGCGCCACCCAGGTTACGGCCAGCTGGCAGGACGGCTACCTGACGTGAACAGCCCGTGAGCCTCAACGTCTACGCCACTGACGGCAGCCGCAATGTTGTTGTCTTCGACTCGGTAAGCGGGACCATATCGGCCAGCTTGTCGCTGACCATCGACGCGCTAAACGCCTTCGCCTCCCCCAACGGTGTCTACGTGGCGGTCGGGACCAACATCATCCCGGCTATCGAAGTGATCACGACGGCCACCAACGCCCTGAACGTGATCACGCTGCCGGAAACCAGCACGCAGTATATGGCGTGGGCACCCGACAGCTCTGTGATCTACGTGGCCGTCTCGGGTGCCTCCGGGCTCATACAAAGAGTCAACCCCACGGGCGTCGGCTCGCTGCCCCCTTCTTGGGTTTGTAGCGCCGCCGGGGCCGGACATCTGGTTACCTCATCGGACGGCACCAAGTTGTACGTCACCTGCGGGTACCCCTCTGTAGGCGTCAAACAACTCAATACCGCTACCGGGGCGGTCACAGCGACATATACCGGTTTCTTGTCGACGTATGGCCTGTGCATATCTCCGGACGACCGGACGCTGTACCTGTCGGACAACCGACGGACAGGCACCGTTTATCAGATCGATATTGCCAGCGGCACGATCACCACCACCATAACCGGGCTGGCAAATCCGGCCGGCATGTGCCTTTCCCCCGACGGGTCGACGCTATGGGTCGCATGCAACAGCGATCCCGCCGGCGGAGTCAAGGTCATCGACACGTCGACCATGCACGTGACCGACACGATCTTTGTGGCCACCGCCCTAGAGATCGCCATCACGCCCGACGGGGCAATCGTATGGGCAGCCGACCATGATGGGGGCCAGGTGGTGCCGATCCCCACCACGACGCACGTGGCCGGGTTCGCGGTAAACGTCGGCGCCATCTGTACTTCGGTCGCCATCCGCGCCCCGGCGGCCGGGGCGCCGCCCGCCAGCATCACCGGCGTCGTCGCCGTCGCCCTCGGCTTCGCGCTGGCCGCGGGCGGCACCGTCAGCGGGACGCCGACCGGGCCGGGCACGGTCACTGGCAGCGGCGTGCTCAACATCGGCCCGCTGACCGTCACCGTCGAGAGCACCTACGAGACCAAGACCGCCACTGCCACCGTGCCGCTCGGGCCGCTGGTGGTCGCGGTAGTCAGCGGCACCTTCGGCCCGAAACGTCATCCCGTCCCCGGCTACCGAGGCCGCTGGCGTCTCACCCTGCACACCCGCAGTTTCGCCCCGGCCACACTCGCCAGCACCATCATCGCCGAGCTGTCCGACGCCCGAGGCCGCCAGCTCGTCCAGGCGTGGAACACCGCCGCCACGCTGACGTTCACCCTCGACGGGCACTCGCAGACGGCGGCGTTGATCGCCGAGCTGCTCCACGACGTCGTCGCCTGGCGGTGGGACGACCAGACCGGCCTCGAGCAGGTCGTCTTCCGCGGCCCGATCAGCCAGTCACAAGATCAGCTCACCGAACAAAGCCACGTGGTCACCTACACCTGCCACGACTACGGGGCCATGCTCCAGCGACGTCTGCTCACCAACACCTACACCGTCGTCGCCCACGACCAGGACCTGATCGTCGGCGACCTGCTGGCGGCGGCGGTGGCGGCCCGAACGTCTTCGGGTACATCTCTCGCCCCGGCGTCGTACCTGCCCCTCAGCCTCTTCACCGCCTCCCCGGATGGCAGTCTGCGAGGACTGTCGGCGACGCTGCGAAACCGCACCTACTACGGCAGCCAGAACGTGGGCGTCGCCCTCGACGAGCTGGCGAAAGTCGTCGGCGGCTTCGATTACGACGTCACGCCCTCGGCGGTCGACACCAGCGACCTGCTGCGCATCTTCTACCCACAACAAGGCACCACCCGCAGCGACGTCGCCCTCCAATACGGGTCGACGGTCAGCAGCCTGACCCGCTCGGTCGACTCGTCACAGTACGCCAACTATGTGAGAGCCCTCGGCAACAATTCCAGCGCCAACCCGGCACCGCAGCTCTTCTCGGAGGCGTGGACGGCCAGCGCCCAGGCCATCACCCCGGTACCGGTCGGCCTGTGGATGCTCGACGACAACTCCGGCGCGTCTGACACGGTACAAAGCAGTCTCGACGAAAGAGTCCAGGGCGATCTCAACCTCGACGCCCTGCTCGTCCCGCATTACACCCTCAACATGAGACCCGACGCCTACACCTGGGGGAATCCGCACATGGGCGACGTCGTGCCGTTGATCGTGCAGAGCGGGCGACTCAACATCAACACCACCGTCCGGGTGCTCGGCATCACCTACACCATCGGCGACGACGGCCAAGAAGACGTCGCGTTGGTCGTCAGCCGCCCGGCCCAAGAGCTGTTCAAATCTTTTCTCAAGGCCGAGCAAGATGCCAAAGCCCTCACCCGCAGATAGGAGCACCATGACCGCTGCGCGCGACCGCGCCCACGACCCCGACCGCGAGATGTTCGACCGCGAGATCGAATGGCCGCTGCCGGTACCCGAACCCGACCGCGAGCCCGTCCACCCCGAGCTCACCCCGCTCGACGACGAGGAAGACCGCCGGTGGCTGCGCTAACCCGAGTCCCGTACCCGTCGCCGTGCTACTCGTCACGCGGCGGCGCCGGCTGCCGGCTCATCGTCCTCCATACCGCCGAAGGCGCTCGCACCATCGAGAGCCTCGGGTCCTTTTTCGCCAACGAGGCCAACCAGGTCAGCTCCCACGCCGGCGCCGACGACCAGGCCGCCACCATCGGCGTCTATGTGCACCGCGAGGACAAAGCCTGGACCCAAGGCAACGCCAACCCGTCGGCGGTCAGCCTCGAGCTGTGCGCCTTCGCCGCCTGGGACAACGCCGAATGGCACCGCCATTCGAACATGCTCGACAACTGCGCCCGCTGGATCGCCGAAGAGGCCGCCGCCTTCGGTATCCCGATCAAGCGGCTCAGCGCCGACCAGGCCCAGTCGGGGGCGGCCGGCGTGTGCCAGCACATCGACCTGGGCGCCTGGGGCGGCGGTCACGTCGACTGCGGCAACGGCTTCCCCATGGACGAGGTGCTACAGATGGCCGGCGGCGCGGCGCCCCTCTTGCCACCTCCTGGGCCGGCGCCCGCGCCGCCGGCCACGCCGAGCAGCTCGGCGCCGCCCTGGCCCGGCCGTTACCTGGCCTGGCCGCCGATCATGCAAGGCAGCGACGTCCACACCTGGCAAGTCCAGATGGCCGCCCGGGGCTGGCCGCTCACCGCCGACGGCCAGTACGGTCCGCAGTCCGAGGAGGTCTGCGCCGAGTTCCAGCGCGAGAAAGGGCTCACCGTCGATGGCATCGTCGGACCCGACACCTGGGCCGCCGCCTGGACCGCCCCGGTCACCTAGACGGCGCGGCCCCGTCGACGACGTCGCCCTGGTCCTCGCCTGCTCGCTCGGGCTGCTCGTCGTCCTCATTCTGGTCGCCACCATGATCCAGATTGTGAATTCCAGCTTGCCGCAGGTGCAGCTGTCCGAGAACGCCACCCAGGTCCTCGTCGCCGGCACCGGCGGGCTAACCGGCCTCCTCGGCGCCTACATCGGCACCAACCGGCGGCGTGAACCATGATCGGCGGGCAGGCCGGTACGGCTCATAGGGCTGGTGGTTGCGCATAGCCCAGAAGTAGACCCGCGCCGCGATGGACACGCCCCAGCCGACCAGCGCCCACCAGACGATGAACATGAACGCCCAGACGCACACGCCGAGGACGGCGAGCGCGGCTATCTGGAAGCCGTGGAGATGATGCATTGAGTTGCCCCTTCTGTTGGTTGGTGGACGCGATATGGACGCGAGCCATAGTGAGCTAAGGGTACATCCTGGTGTATCAAGGTGTGTGTCGGGCTAACCCGGTTTGGGGTGTTTCCGCAGGTCGGAGCATGTTTTTGCTGGTCAGGCCGCCTGTACGAAAAACCCGGGTGTATGTATCCCGCCTACAGACCGACTCACCGCCATCCACCCCCTCTGACCTGCTAGTTCCTGATAACTCGGGGTCCCAAACTGGCGCCGTGGACGCGACATGGACGCGAACCGCTATATACCTAAAAGGACGAAAGGTTATTTTGCGATTCCCGGCCGGCAGGTTCATCGGGCCGCACGCCGGGCCGCCACCGAGGCCTCGACGGCCTGGCGGGTGCGTTCGTCGGCGGCTTTGAACAGGTGCCCGTAGCGGGCCGTCACCTCGGCCGAGGAGTGGCCCAGCCGGGCGCCGATTTCCCGTTCGGGCAGGCCGGCGTCGATCAGCACCGCGGCGTAGTAGTGGCGCAGGTCGTGGAACCGGGTACCGGCGGGCAGCCCGGCCCGGCGAACAGCTCGAGCCCAACCGGTGTCGAAGGTGTTGCGCCGCACCGCCGCCCCCGCGCTGGTCGCGAAGATCAGCTCGGCTCGAACCCTGCTGATGCGATCCTCGACGACCGGCCGAGCCGGGAACCGGGCCATGTGCCCGGCCAGCACCTCGACCATCTGATCGGGGATCGGCACCGCCCGCACCTTCTCGCCCTTAGGCAGCTTCAAATGGGACGGCTGGCCGGCCAGAGTGACCAGCTGGCGTTCCACGTGCAGCACCCTGGACCGCAACGTCCGCAGGTCGACCCGGCTGGCCGTCACCCCGAACGCCTCGCCGCCGCGCAGCCCGGCGTCGGCGGCCAGCAAGGCCGGCGCCTGATACCAGCCCGGCAGCTCGGCGATCACCGCCTCCACCTGGTCGCCCTCCAGCGGGACCAGCAACGGACGAGGCGCCGGCTTGGGCGCCAGGCCGACCGTCGGGTTGACTGCCAACAGCCGCAACCGGATCGCCGCCCCGAACACGCCCGTCACCCAGGCCCACACCCGCTCCACCGTGGCCGGCGCCAACCTGGCCTCGAGGGTATGGATGAAGCCCACCAGCTCCGGTTCGCCGACCTGGCCCACCCGGTAGCGGCCCAACTGGGGCAGGACCCAGTTCCGCAGGTCGGCATCCCGGCTCGCCACCGTCGCCGGCCCATGCCGAGTCCCCACCTTCCAACGCTCCACGACCTCGGCCAGCGGGGTACGCGGCCCGGCCGGATCCACATACAGGCCGCTACGCCGGTCGTGCTCCACCCTGATAGCGAAATCATCGGCGGCCTGCCGCCGGTCGAACCTTTGTGACGTCTCGGTACCGTCCGGACGGCGGTAACGGACCCGCCACCTTGGCCCCCGGCTGGTCTCTTCGCGCTTTACGCTGGCCATGTCACATCCTCCTCGCAGGTTGTGGCCACGCCCCGGGCCGCACCATCGGCGCCGGGGCTCTTGTGTCAGACGGTACAGGCTAAGGGCGCAGCTGGTCCCGCAGCCGGTCGAGGGCGTCCATGACCGCGTTCAACGAGGCCCGCAGCTCGCCCCGCAACAGGGCCAGCTCCGAGATCATCTTCGCTTCCAGGTCCGCCACCGCGCTGACCACATCGACCGCCCCGGTTCCGGCCCGGGCCGCCTGGACCTGCTGGCGTTCGGCTTCGGTTAGCTCCATGGCTGCTGCCAAAGCGGAAAACACGCTGTCGGTGAGTTTGCGTTCGCCCCGCTCCACCTTGCCGATCTGGCTGGTCGACACCCGCGGGCCGCGCTGGCGCGTCAACTCGGAGAGGTCGCCCAGAGTCAGGTTGCGGGCGCGCCGAAATCTTTTCAGCACCTCGCCCGCACTCGTCATCCACAAAGTTTCCCCCCGGCGGCTAGTCACAGGAACAACCTGTGGCTAACTCTGTGCACTTCCACACACCCCTAGGGAACAACCGTAGTCCAGTTATGCACATCTATGGGCTGCTACGGCCCCCTTGACACAGTTATGCACAGCGAAGTACAACGAAGGCACTACGCAGCGGGGTTGAACGGGCCCGCTGGGTGAGCGAGCGGAGAATGTCCTAAATGGCTGCCACGAACCAGCAGTCCCGTTACTTGAGCCCCGAAGAAGCCGCCGCCGAATACGGCTTCCCGAGCGCCGAGTACCTGCGCCGGATGGCCCGCAAACCCGACGGGCCGCCATCACTCAAGATCGGTCACCTCGTCCGCTTCGACCGGGCCGAGATGGACGCATGGATGGAAGCCCAGCACCGGTAGGGGCCGGCCTGGCCCGGGCGTCGGTAGTCGACGCCGTCAAACGGGACTTCGCCAAAGACGCCCCCGACGAGATCGTCGCCTACTTCCTGCGCGTCGCCGACCATCGCGGCCTGGACCCGTGGGCCGGCGAGATCACCCTGGTACCCCGCAAAAACAAGGACGGCGAGACCAGCTGGCATTACGAGGTGACCCTCGAAGGCCGCCGCACCATCGCCCAGCGCACCGGCCGCCTCCGGGGCATCGACGGCCCCTACTGGTGCGGGCCCCGCCAATACGACGCCGACGGACACAAACTCCCCCTCGACTGGGTCGACCTGTGGGACGACGACAATGAGACTCCCTACGCCGCCAGGTGTTTCGTGTGGCCCGCAGACTGGAAGGCGCCCGCCAACGGCACCGTCAAATGGTCCGAGTTCGCCGTCTGGCTCGATGCCGACCACACCAAGCTCGGCCCGTTCTGGAAAAAATACCCTTCGCACATGCTCGGCCTGCGCGCTGAAAGCCTGGCGTTGCGCCGGGCGTTCCGCGAGGTCGAGCAGGCCGTCAAAGACGAAGACCGGCCCCTCCAGGCCGTACAGATCCCCGGGCCGGCGCAGGGAACCGCCGCCCATGGCGCGCCGCTGCCACCCGCCGTAGCCGCGCCCGCCGGCCCGGGTGACCAGCCGCCCGCCGAGCTGTACGACAGCCTCCCCGAAGCCCGCGGCTACGACCCCGACCTCCAACCCACCAGCTATGCCAACCCCCACCGCCCGTAACCCCACCTATCTGGGATGGCTGTGGCGGCACCTCCGGGCGCGCAGCCGACGGTTCTGGGCTGAGATCGACTACCGGCGCTGGCCGTCACCGGCGAACCGGTACCGCCTGGAGCGGGCCGAACAGAACTGGTCTCGGGTCGACCTGATGAAACCGTGACCGATAACCAGCACTTATCGGGACAACGAATCGTGAGACTGGCCTACGCCGACCCGCCGTACCTGGGCTGCTCACGGTTCTACGACCACATCGACGCGGCCCGCTGGGATGACCCCGAAGCGCATCGCGCCCTGATGGTCTGGTGTGAGGACCGTTACGACGGGTGGGCGCTGTCGTGCTCGACGCCATCGCTGCGTGAGCTCCTACCGCTTGCGCCGCCTCGAGCTCGAGTAGCGGCATGGGTCAAACCGTTCGCGGCCTACAAGCGCAACGTTCGGATCGCCTACACCTGGGAGCCGCTCATCTTCGCGCCGGGCCGGGACCGATCCGCTGACGGCGCGCCAGTAGGCCGGGATCATCTGGCCGAGCCGATCACGCTCGAGCGTGGCCTGGTCGGCGCCAAGCCAGCCGCCTTCTGCCGCTGGGTGCTCGACCTGCTCGGCTACGTCGATGGCGATGAGCTCACTGACCTATTCCCCGGCACTGGGATCATGGGGCGCGTGCTCGCTCAAAGGCGGCTCAGTGTCTAATCCCGATAAGCACCGCCAATGGCAGCTCACTCGCCTCTTAGAACTACTGGAGGAGCACGACCACATCATCCAGTTTGGTGACAACGGCTGGATCATCGCTCATCCGTTGCAAGAGCGCCTAGACGGATCGCTGTTCGATTGCGGAATGCGATGGGACGACGACGACCCTGGGGTTCGTGGCCGGTTCTGGCTACTCAGTGACGGCTCCATCGGGGACCGTTATCAGCAGCAGGAAACACCATGAGCGACTACGAGCGTATCGAGATAGCCCTGCGCTCTGTGCTGGACGATGACGAGGCCGCAGACCTGACGCTGATGCTCAAAGAGGAACCGGAGACGGTGATGTGGGTCCTTTACGAGCAGTGGCCTAAGCGGCATGCCGACGCTGCTACCGATAATCCAGCATTATGGGCAGGACGCATGACGTCACCTAACGCCAATATAAGGGGACACTCTGAGGCGCCGCCGTACAACCCCGACCTGGAGCTAATCACGTGGATGGAGAACTACGGCTACGGCCCGACCAGGCCATTACCGCGGGGCTGGCGCCGCCTGATTTATGAAGCGCGAGCGGTGCTCGGATGGTGACCCCGAACGCCGACTATGCGCTCAGTTCGCTCATCACTCCTGTCTGCGATGAGCAGCACGCCAATAACGCAACTCGCCTTCATAGGGAAGGGTTCTGCCTTGCCTGCGCTGAGGTGTACGAGGCGCTGCACAGGTTGATCCTCCGTTATTCAGCGCCCCCTAACGACAGTTTGGGGGCGGGGCCGTGACGGTGGCGCGGTGCCGGCCCTGGTGTTCTAGGCCAGGGCCGGCGGTGGTTGTGGCGGCACGGCCTTGGGAGTCCTGTGTGCCGTCGCGGATGGTACTGAACCGGGGAGGTGGTGGTGGCGGATGACGAGATCACCGACGAACGCCGGGAGCTGCTCGACGAGGTGAAGACCTACAACGACGAGCTGGTCCGGCTGGGGGTGCCGACCCGGCTGCCGATGCTGTTGGCGTTGCGGATCACGATCGGCGAGCTGCGCCCGGCGGTGAAGGGGTTGCGCCGCCACTATCTGGACGTTTCTCGCAAGCTGGGTGGCAGCGTGTGAGCTGGCAGCACATCCGGGCGGCGATGCGGGTGGAGGCGCCCGGCTTGTCGCCGGGCGGCCGGCACGTGTTGCAGGTGTTGGCCTTCCATTCCACCAGGGAAGGCAAGGCGTGGCCGTCGGCGGCGACGATCGCCGAGATCACCGGGCTGCACCGGTCGAGCGTGTTGCGGCTGCTGAAAGAGGTCGTGGAATCCACAGGCGTGTCGGTTGTCCACAAGCCAAGCCGGGCGTCGGTCTTCGATCTAGCGGCACTGTTGGAGCGCGCGCCTGGTGCGACCCCAGGCGCGCGCATGGTGTCGCGAAAGCGCGCGCATGGTGCGACCCGAACAGTCTCTAAAGAGACTGAACAGGGAGACGCCGCACGCCGCAGCGTTGCGGCGGCGTCTCCCAATGGGAACAGCGGGCGTCACGCGCGGAAGGGTGCTGTGGATTATTCGCGGTTCGCGGACTGGACGAAAGACCGGCCGGCGGCGCCGGTGATCGATCTCAGTTTCGTCAAACGCCTGGAGGAGTGATGTCAACCTGGAAGCGCGCCACCACGCCGCCGCCGATCCGGTCGGCCGATCCTCGCGACTCCGAACGACCGCACCGCGACCCGCCGTCGAAGCGGGACATGAACCAGGTGATGTTGGCGGTCTGCCGGAAAGCTCTGGACGAGGCGATAGCCCGCCGCAACCACGAACGCAACCAGCGCCGCCAGGCGACAGCCCAGGAGGAACCATCGTGAGACGCCTCACCTCCCGTCAGGCGTCGATGTGCGAGAACGCCGTCGGCAAACGCTGCAACTGCCGCTGCCGTGGTCTGATGCACGGCGCAGCGCGCGGTGACGTCGAACAGCTACCCGCCGGCGACCCCCACGCGCCGTATTCTGATGCTCGAGGTGATCCGGGTGGCTATCAGCAACGCCAGACGTCAGATCCTGCCGGCGTCCAGGGTGGGTTATGGCAAGGGCTCGAGGGTGGGCGGCAAGGGCCGTAACGCCTACCCGCTGGACACCAAAGCCCGCGCCCGTAACGCTCTGGCCCGCGCCGCCCAGCGCAACACTGGCGGCTCGTACGCCACCATCGAACGCAAGGTCAACCGGCTGTACCCGTCGATCACCACCAGGCATCACAAGGGCCGCTGATGGCCGGCCGCGATCCGCGCCTGGGCACACCCGAGTGGCGCCGGCTCAGACGGCTGATCCTCGACCGCGACCTCGGCCTATGCCAGATCAGGGCGGATGGTTGCACCCGCTACGCGGTCTGCGTTGATCACATCGTCGCCCGTGCTGACGGCGGCGACTGCTGGCAGCCGACGAATCTGCGGGCCGCCTGCCGCAGTTGCAACAGCCGGGGAGGAGCCCAACACACCAACCTGCGCCGCCAGGCCCGCTACCAGACGACGCTGGCCGACAGCTTGACCCGGATGTGAAAACCGGGGGGTCGATTTTTTGGGAAGGGCAAGCCCGACAT